TGGATTGGCTGCATTTATTCCAATGCTTGCAGTTGCAATTCCATCAGCACTAGTCGCGGCAGCAATTGCTGTTTGGCTCATTAGATAAAAAGGACCCGTTGCCACATGACCTATGAAGACGCAAAGATGTATTGCCATGTTAGATCCGCGATATTCCGCACATCAAACCCTTCCGTAAAGTATTGGAAAAACCATTCAGTTAGCCTTGATGATCGCGTACCAGATGATCAAAAATCCGCCCTTGACTGGAAAGAACACGACCCACGCGAAGAAGCATACGAGGCATTGGCATGACCGATCCCCAAAGGGACACCAAGCGCACAATCGCAGCCGCCAAAGAAATCCTCGCAGATCGAGACCCGATTACAGACAGAGGTGCAGTCATGGTGACACTTGAAGGCACTGTGTCAGCCATTCTGCTTTTGGTCATGGGCGGCGATCACAAGAAAGCCGCTGCGATGCTTAACGAGGGGCTAATTCAGGGCGTCGAAAACCGCCTTGCATACGCCGCCTCAAAACAACCACGCTAAAGGACCGCCCACCAGAACGCAAAAAGCCCGCGCGACCAATTAAGGTGCGCGGGCTTTTCTATGTGTCGTCACCGCTTACTTCAGGGCTTCCTTTAAGTCTGCCAACAGTTTGATCTTGTCTTTGCGTAGGCGCTCGACTTGGTCAGTGAGCCGCTTGATTTCAGTTGCTTGCAGCGCCGCCTTGGACTGCCACTTCTGAGCGTTGGCTGTCTCGTTGTTGAGGCTGTTCAACAGGCTGCTGATCATCTGGTACGCGATCATATGTTGTATCCTTCCTTGCGTCGGTTGCTCACAAACTGTGTCAGGTCATTCTTGGCGTAGTGGTACCGCTGGCTTGCAGAGGGTGATGCGTCCTTGTTGGACGACTGCTGCTGCCAGAAATCCACCTGTTGACGTAGGAACCGCAGCTCTGCTTCGAGGGTGGGTGTTAGTTTGTCCTTGTCCCCCATCACATCGTGAACCAATCTGTTGATGGTGCCCACAACACAAAAGATGCTTTCTCTTGACTGCCCTTAGCCCACACCTGTGCTTTGGCAACCTCGCCCGTCATGTGCATACGGGTCAGTGTCATCTGCATCTGCAGGTCTTCTTCGCCTAACTCTTCGGCAAGTTCAGATGCTCTGTGCGGGTATTGGTTGTCCTCCAAACCAAACAACGCCATGATACGGTCTTCCAGCTTGGCTACCTCTACACGGGGTGTTTCCTCAGCGGCAGGGGTGGTCGTTGTGTTGGTCATTGATACACCCATAGCTTTCCATGGGGTGTTACTGCTGTCGGACCCTGCATTGGGTAGGACGACCAGCGCGTAGGTCTCATCTTCTACGATGTCGTGCTTCTTAACCAGTCGTGCAGGGAGGAACACACTCTCGCCGTTGTCGGTGCGAACCCCAAAACTTGTCTTGGTGTCCAGTTGAGTTTCGATAAATACGTTCACAGTTTCCATTTTATTTTCCTTAGCTTTGTTTGATGTTGGCCCACGATGTCAGGATGTCTGATACATCGTGCATGTTGTCTTCGTTTACGATGAGGTCTAACCCACCAGCTGCTTTGATCTCTCTTAGGTTCTTCTCCTGCAAGGGCGTGGCTGTGTTCTTGCCAGCCTTACATTCGAACCCAAAGAATAGACCTGCGTGGCACCCGACAATATCGGGAACCCCACTCTTTCCGTATCCACCTGTAGCGGGGTAGAAATAGTACGCACCTAAGTCTTTGAGGTGTTTGACGACAACTTTTTTAACTTTAGCTTCAGGTGTAATCGGCTCTCTCCTTGATACCAGTTCCGCGTGACTTTTAGGGGATTCCCTAAAAGCTATTTGTATACCCAGTAGAGTGACGGACCTATGCGGCTACCCACACCTTTGACCTCGTTTAGAGGGGGCGGTACGTCCAGCATCATTAACATAGATAGCTTAGTCTGAATCCAAATGGGTAAGTCGTGTACAGAATTGTACCTACCTTCCGCGTCGGGGTCAACACTATCCATACCAAAACACATCACCTCGACGTGTTCGGTATTGTTCTGTATCAACACGCGGTAGGTATTATCATCGGTTACTTCCATGTATCATCACTTTCTTTGTGTAGGTAGAACGTGCTCTCGTTTACGCGCAAGCCAACACCGTCGACATACTGCCCGTCCTCACACATCTGCATGACAGCGATCTTACCCATGACACTCTCGGGCAGTTCCTCAGCCACCCATGTAAGTTGTGTGGGTGTGCCACCGTAAAAAGCTGACAGTGCGTCAGGCACAGCCAGTATGTCAGCACGGGTCTCCCATGGGGTTGGGTAGATGTGTACAAAGTCCATAGGCACTACGTTAGGTAGACAACTCAGGGCTTCCTTTGCCTCCAACAACAGCTGTACGTCCTGCCCAAACTGCGGGTCAGCGAACGTGTGTCCCGACATGACTAGGTGTCTTAACTCCTGTATTATCTTTCCGTTTGATGTTCCGTATACCGACAGCCCTGTGCTGGACAACGCACTAAGCTCTTGGCTTCTCAGAGTGTCACGCTTGTTGTTGACTTTCTCTCGAACCGCGCGGCGGTATACCCTCTCCACCTCATGCGTGGTGTATTTGGTCAGGTGGCCTTTGGCAGCTTTCAACACTGGGTCCATGTTCACAGACATCTTCATATGATGTTGCACAGAGTGATCTGCATACTTGCAGTTTGTTATACTTCGAGCAGATACAACAAACTTGTTTTGACCGTGCCGTGCGCGCCCAAAGTTGCCGTGTCCAATCCACCCACGTGTCATGAGTTCGTCGTCGGCATACACCCACATAGAGGTATCATCTCTCGGCTCTGTCTTCAGCTTTCGGTTGGTTCGGCGTAGGGCTTGGGCAAACTCCTCTAGTTGGTATGGTTGCGTGCGGGTAGCTATATGTAGTCCTGCTACAGGGGTATGTTCGTATGGCATGATTTGATCCTTTGGTTACTTAGTCATGAAGGCTAGTTTTTTGTTGATGAACGTGTTGTAGCGTGAGCGCACACGTTGCAGGTCTTCCTTAGTCTCGACGGTCTTGCAGTAAAACTTGCGATTTTTAACCCACTCACTTTCAGTGCAGTCACCGGCAAACAGAACCCACAGTGACAGGCGCATTGGGTGGTCCTCGTCCGACACGATTTTGCGCAGGTCCACGGGTTTCGGCAGTCCCCGCACAGGGCTGTGTCTGACTGCGAAATGCTCTTGTAGCTCATGCCAGTGAGTGTGCCGATAGCCGCGGTCTTCCAGCGGTAGCAGTGGTGACATGGTCATACCCCACTCGAAGAACGACTTGATTGCGTCTTTGTATTTGGCTTTGAGTTCCTTCTTGACTGTTGGTCTCTTGGCTTCTTCTAAGTTTCTGCCTGTGCCCTCGACGTGATCCCAGCCACCGTGCTCGTTCTTACGGAACGTAACCGCGGAGTTGTCGTCGTGCGCCATAACCCACTTCTTGTGGCGCTTCTGCCAGTAATGTGTTGACGTGTTTTTCATGATCGCGTCGTACATGGGTTTCGGCGCAGTGCGTGTCTTGGCAATGTAGTGGTAGTGGTCTGTAGCCCCGTTCTGGATGAAGTGTTTATTGTTGCGATTGCGGTACCACATACCCTTGGGTGTATGGCGGTATAGGAATTGATACCGTCCGATGTGCGCACTCTCACCAAACCCGTTGCGTAATGTAACTTCTTCTGTGCCATCACGTTTCTTACGCCACACGATGGGTGCATACTTCTCCATGCCTTTCAGTGTGGGTGTGAAGTTCGCACCATAAAACCACTGGCCGAAGTGTTCGTCACCGAAGTGATAGCCCTCAGATAGCGCGTAGCAGTTGGGGCTGATCTTGACGATACGCTCCCACTTACGATTGCGATCACCGATAGGTCGGATGTCCTTACCAGCGTTGGTGCTACCACGTAGGGGTGTGATGTTGTTGTACGCCGCCTCTACTTCTTTGAATGATTCAAAGTTTGTGAATGTTAGTGCCATTGATTAGTCTCCATTAGTTTTTTAGGGGATTCCCTAAAGTTCATTCGTCGTCTTCTGTGTTAGCCTCTATGATACCAGTTCCACCGCAGTTCTCGCAGTCGGCCCAGTAATCCTCGAGGTAGCCATAGGGGTTTGAGTTTGACATGGGCACTGCACGTTCGTATTCGCAGTCGCCAGTGCCATCACACTCGGGGCAGTTAATCTCTTTCTTCATAGTGCTATCTCCACTTGTCTGGTTATTGACATGCCGTTTAACAGTTTCTTGATCAGGGTGCCATCGTCACCTCCGTGCTCGTATCTATCCTCCGTATCTGTATTCTCTTCGCCGAGACGGATGAACCGATAGGCCACAGCCATGTCACGCTCTTCATAGAACTTATCAGCCAGATGCAGCATGTGCTCGATACCCTCCACCTCTTCGTAGTTAGGATACCACTTCACATAGTCAGCGTGATAATACAGGATGTTGTCCTCTTGCACGTCCCACTGCTCCTGTAACAGGTTATGCTTCTGCACTCGTGGGTCCATAGTGTAGACCGCCACAACTTCCTTGAGGTCGTCCGCATTGGCAAACGCCACGGCGATGTGAACTTCACTGTAATACCCCATCTCACATCTCCCTTGATTTAATATGCACAGCCGTACCCACGTCGGGCTTGGCACGTTCATTGTCGAGCACACACCACAACACAGGGTTAGCCCACTGGCCCCAGCCGCCATACAAGTAGCCATCTGTTAAGACGATACAGGCTTGCGGGTTGATATTGTGCTCACGCAGATACTCGGGGACACACTCAACACATGTGCCACCACCGCCTGCTGGTTTGGTAGAGTTAACCAGATCGTCTTGGTCGTTAACCTCATACACCTCGTCACGACAGACCTTGGTGTCCCAGTATAACAGGCGCAGCTTGTCGGGGTGCACCGTGTCACACACAGCCTTGACCTCGGACAGGAACGCAGACAGCTCACGTCCACCGATGGAACCTGATGTGTCGATAGCCACCACAAGTTCACCCACCTGCTCGCTGATACCCGAAGGCATGTAGACACCCGCACCTATATACCGTCTGCTTGGACGTCGCCATGTAGAGTAGTCAGTGCCAGCACAGGTTGTCTGCACGAAGTCACGCAACACCTCACGCCAATCCACTTGAGGCTGCATGAGTTCGTCGAGGTTACGATCACCACCGCTACCCATCTTACCTGCGATCAACGCACCTTGACGCACAGCCTCGTCAATATCTCGGGCCAGTTCACGCTGCTCGTCTGCGCTCATCTCCTGCGCACCATCCCAGTCATGCTCATCGAACCCTTGGGGTTGGCTGTCACCTTGGCCATCATCGTCGTCATCCTGATCCTGCTTGAGGTCATTGTAAACTTGAGCGGTGTCCCACCCAGAATACTTGGGGTCGTAGCACCCACCCTCGGGCATCTTGGCCCAGCCATCTTTGCCATACTCGGACATGATCTTGTCGTTGATGACATAGTCACAGGCTACGTTGGCCATGCGTGGGTTCTCTTTGTAGAGGTGTCGCCACGTTGTCAGATGACGATACAGCTTGTGATACACCTCGTGCAGGACGAGGAACCGCAACTCAGCATCGTTGAGCCGTTCCATAAACTCAGCACCATACATCTCGTCACGTCCGTTGGTGCAGGCTGTAGGAACCTTGGCCTCATCGTGTTCTACTGTGCGATCACCGATCATGATGACACCTGACAGGGCTTGCGCTCTACCCATGATGTCAACAACGGCCTTGGATAGCCGTTGCTCGGGTGTAAGTTGTTTACCTATTGATAGCATATCAGTTTCTCCACCACATCATCTGCTTCCACCATGTGGGTTTTGGTTTGGGTTGGTCGATTTGTGTTTTAGGGGATTCCCTAAACTCTGTTTTGGTAGCGGGTGCTACCTGTTTGGTCGGTTCGGTAGCGGGTGCTACCTGCAGGTCCATCTCGAGCTGCGCACTGGTCTTCGTCACACCGAGTGTGGCACTGCGGCTGTAGATTACAGAGCGCGGTAGCTTCATGATGGTAGCAACGTCACGCGGTTTCACACCCAGCTCTCTCAGTGATACCAGTTCCGCATCCAGTTCCTTGGTCCACTTGGTATTCTTACGTTTAGCCATTGGTCTTTTCCTTTGTTGTTCCTGCGCAGGCTGCTCTTTGCGATGTGGTTTAGCGACACCCAGATGGAACGCTTTTTGTCGGCACGATGCGGTGGACCGCCCAAGTATCTCACCAATAGTTCGGTATGACGTGCCACTGCGCCGTAGTTTACCCAGTGTCACTACTTCTTTTTCTGCCCATTGCTTAGTCATTGGTCTTCTCCTTGTTTACTCTGATTACTTGAGCCACGTCAGTGCCCAGTTCGTTTTTGAAATCGGCTTTGGCCCATTCCCCTGCTTGATATGAGTTCTCTGCATCGACGCGGAACTCCCGCGCTACAATGCCTTCCACTGTCACGTAGTAAGTTTTAGTCATGTTATCTCCTCACTTCTTATCCGCTGCGAACATATAGTTGTTGTCCATGGCCCACTGCGTGAACTTCTTGTTGGTCATCACCATAGACTGCTTGGAATACTTGGGGGCGCGCACACCATTGGCGAACATACCCTGCGCTTCACGGTCGAGCCTCGGCATGTAGTCCATCCACGCATTGAGCCAGTTAGACTCCATTGCCGCGAGCGAGCGATACACCACCATACACACGGCAGCTGCACTCTCGGGAACCTTGGCGTTCATCGGGTCATCCTTGATAGACTGCAAGCTAGGCAGCTGGTCGGACAGCTTCACAAAGGCCATCAGGTCCATCGCACCACGGTCACCGATAGTGCCCATCAGCATACCCGTGAGTGTCTGGTCATCAAACAAGTGACGTTCATGTAGGATGTCAGACGCAGCCTCGAGCGAGCGAGGGGTAACAAAGGCCGCACGTTGCTGTTTGGGGTGGAAGATATAGGGGTTCTCGTCAGGGTCTTTCACGTCCTCGAAGGATGCAAACAGGTGTGGGTTGTCCTTACACCAGCCAAGTAGACTGTGGTCGATACCGCTGTTGATACCCCACTCGATCCACTCGATGTTGTTGGGTTTGCGTGACTGCACCACGGTCATACGGTTACGCGCATGTGGTGGTAACATATCACCCACACCCTCTGACCCTTTGTTGGTCGTGGCGAAGATCACACTGTCGGGGTGCAGCGTGTAGCTGCCGATCTTACGCTCGAGGATAAGACGTAGCAGGGCCAGCTTCACGGCGGGGTTAGCCTTACCAAACTCGTCTACCATCAGGGCAATCGGTTGGTTGTTGTGCACACCCAATTCCTCGTTGGTCAGGTATGTGACATAGCCTGTCCCGTCATCTAGCTTGGCGATGTTAGGTATCGTGATGTCACCGAGGTCTTTGGTTGTGCAGTCGAAGTAACATGGCAGGTGGTCGGGCATCTCAGTTGCCAGTGTCTTGAGTATGGATGATTTGCCTGTGCCCATGTCACCCTGCACCAGTATGGTGCGCTTGTGGCCTACCGCCTTGATTGCATCTGTGATCTGGTCGAGGCCCAGTGCATACATTTGATGTGCTTGATTAGTCATTGTAGTCTCCGTTTGTTTTTAGGGGATTCCCTAAACTCTGTTGTTAGTAGCCGAGGCCGTAGCCGATGATGAGGAAGGCGTAGCCGCCGCCGAAGATGGCGATCACACCGATGATGTCTCCAATGATGTCGCGTAGTCTCATTACATATCCAGACTTGGTAGGGCTGCGAGTGCAGCGTTGAGGTTCTTGCGTGTATCTTCACGCAGCGTGGGTGAGTTCTTGATCTGCTCGAGGTTGAGACCATAGAGTGCCTGCTCGAGTTTCTGTCGCATGGCCTCCATCTGTGTGTCCTGTGTCACGTTACAGGTTCCGAGCATCTCGGTCAGTTCGAGCGCACGGTCAAACACACTATCATACAGGCGGTTGCCCTTACCCTCGTCATTGACGTCGAGCTGTCGCACGAGTGTGGTGAGGTTATCGTGCAGCTTGTGCCATATGTCGTTCATGGCTGTCTGTATTGCCTGCGTGTAGTGTGTCTCGTACTGTGACTTGATCTGCGTCATAGCCTCGTTACCAATGTCGATACGGAAGTCACCCGCCTCTGGCAGTGGTGTGTAGGATATACGGAACCCAAACTTGGACTCGAGACTGTCGCGTGTGGGGTACTCGTCACGGTTAAACATGTCACCCAGCTTGGCTTGGGCTTGCGTGATCTCCCACTCATACTCCTGCAAGAACACATCCACGAGCCGACGAAACTCGTTCTGCAAGTCAGTCATCACCTCGTTGTATCTGAAATACTGTTTGGTGGTGAGCAGTCGCGAGCCGTTGTCCGACCACGGCATTGTCATGCTGTAGTGTATGTTGCGCACGTTGGCCGCGAACTTCTGCACCGCACGTAATTCCTCGCAGTCACCTAGTAAGTTCTTAGACACGTTGGCCACACCCTTGGCAGCGTAGTTCATGTTGGTGATGTCATCCGATGCCTTGCGGTCTTTCTTGCGGGCTGTCCACACAGAGGCGTTGAAGTCTACCACCATGGCAGCTGATGCGATGCTCGGTGCGTTGGTTTTTAGGGAATCCCCTAAACCGTTGAGGATGTTTTCGTGTAGTTGGTCAGTCATGTTAGTCTCCATTGGTTGTATTAGTAACGTAACACCACAGTACCACAAGTAGTAGCCTGTGTCAAGTTATGTGATCCTGTGGTGTGTAGTACGTTACGGTGTCAAGTTATGCTGTCACCGTGGTTTCTGGTTCAGGTGCAGCAGGTCTGCTTTGTTGGTGATGAGCGTAGCGCCCTGCTTGGGAAGGCCCACTATGCACCAGCTTGCACGTTGGCTGGCAGCGACGATGTCACCACACTGTAGGCACACGTTGTACCCAAGCATGGCACGTTTCATTGGGAACGTCTCACCGCACTCATGGCACTCGGAATCTTCGAAGTGTGTTTCATTGATCGGGTCCATCAGAGCGTCCGATGCGTCGGGGGTGCGTAGTTCTTTTACATTCAAGCAAGTCATGTTGGTCTCCATTGGTTGGTCTTTTGGGTTTTAGGGGATTCCCTAAAAGGTTGAGCTGGTCTTTGGCAGGATTTTTAATGTCCTACTCATAACACAGTATCACAAGTATCGGGGTGTGTCAAGAAAGGGTGTTTCGTGGGGTTCTGTGACAGTGTTGTGTGCAAGTGGTTGATATTGCAGGGGAAGTGCCCTGTTCCAAGATTTGCCTGTCACGTGGTGGTGTTTCGTGGTGAGGGGTGGTGTTCCGTGGTTTGTGACTGTATGTTCCAACACGTGTCGCTGTAAGTCCTTGATTTTAAAGGAATGATCCAAAGTTCAAATGTTCCAAAAGTATACCCTCGGAATCTGAACGGGTTTATCTGTGTAAGTGCTTACACACAGAGTCCAATAAAAGGTTTATATATATACTATATATCTTGGAACAAATGGAACAACCTTTCTTTTCAATGACTTAACCCTGTTTTTGACCCTATTTTTCTGGAACACGGGGAACATCAATGACTTAGCGGGTGTTCTTAATGTTATTTTTTCAGGGCGAACTGTCGCCCATTGCAGTTTGCTGCACAAACGTGCCCTAACCCGTTTGGAACACGGTAGGCGCAACGCTATCTAAGGAACTGGTATCAGATGTTTTAGGGAATTCCCTAAACGCAGTAATGCTGACATTGGTATCACCCTCTCGTGGTAACAGGTTACATCTGGTGAACTACACAGCACTGCTGCTGTATGCCTTAACAAAGTAGAGTCAACAGAAAATCTGGTTACACAGAAGGACTATCTTTGTATGTAATGTGTTATGGCGCGACGCGCTACGCTATCTAAGGAACTGGTATCAGGCGTTTAGGGAATACCCTAAAACAAAAAAAGACCCGCCGAAGCGGGCCTAGTTAGACAGTTTGAGGCATTGTGGTGCAATGCAGTGCCAGTATATGCCAAGGCGTTACACTTTGCAAGAGCATGGCGCTACGCTATCTAAGGAACTGGTATCGAGCGTCCAGCCAAACGGCGGACACAAAAAAAGGGCCAGACCCGAAGGTCCAGCCCGATTGATTATGTGTTATGGTATTCGTGAATGCATGCCAGCACGTCGTGCAGCATAGGGTCAGGTTCGTCGCCACATTCTAGTAAGTCGCGCGCGTCACGCTCGAGAACACCCAATGCTAAGTTCACTGCATCGTCGCGCCAATAGGGGTCAATGTTATGTAGGTTGGTGAGGTATTTGGCGGTGGTTAACATTTCCTGTGCGTCGCCTTGCATAACGGCGACGATTGAGGCGTAAAGGTTGTGGGCGTTGGTTGTCGGATTTTTCATGGTCTTAGATTCCTATGGGTTGGGTTGGGTTGGATAGCGCGCCCCATTGGGACGCGCCGTTGATTTACTTGAGGTTAAACTTACTGCCCATTGCGTTGAGCAGTGCTACCATTTCGACAACATCGAACGGCATATCCTCGTATTTCTGGACCTTGCCAAGATACGCTTGGAAGTCGGCGTTTGCCTTGTCCAGACCTGTTTTGGCTTGCGTCGGCGTTTTGCCGTCCGGATTGCGCATAAGACCGTTCTTAATGTCTTTCATGACACTACCAATCTTGGCTTGCGTCTTAGCCTTGTATTTCTTGGCGGCATCGTCCAGCGACGCTGTGGGCGCTTTCAAGATACGCTTTTCATCGGCGCTAAATCCCGCGACGATTGCGTCACGTTGGCCGTCGCGCCATTCTTGGCTTGGGCACGTGCTATCCTTTGAGCGCGGCGATATCATGTGTGTGTATGGAATCTTCAACGCGCGGTAGACGTCCAGCATTTTGACCGCGCTTTTCTCGGCGGCAGTGATTGCCTTTACGTGCGCGGTAGTTGCGTTGGCTAGTTCGGATTGGAAGGTAAAATTACCCATGGTTGTGTTCCTTTCAAGAACAATTCGAAGCAGCTTGATTGCCCTTCGATGTAACCTTTATGGCATCTGATAACATGTTTTGATATAGATAAATCCGCACAAAACGACACGGCTTGGCATCGCATGGCACGTCTCGATAGTTTAGGGGATTCCCTAAAAGGCACATTGGCGCGACCATACCCTACCCCCGCCCCCCGCTTGGCTCAGTGGGACTCCGCACTACCTCTGTATTACTAATCTACTCGAACAATTCTGTATTTTTTCAATTTCCACAAAACCTACCACCAAACACAACGAAACCCCAATTCTCGATACCCCCCACCCTGTTTTTACAACCCCTTGTCAAAAAATTTTTTGCACCCTATTATTGCGTCACCGGTTAACAACCTGCGAATAGAGATGACATTGAACGTAACGCCAGAGCTGGGTGTACCTCTAGAGGATGAAGCGAAGACCATTTCGCTACCAGAACGCACTGCTGCGTTGGCTAAAACAGTGTCCCTGCTGGAAGATCATGGACTGGACACCACACCAGATGCCGACGATCAGGATGTAGCAGCTGCACTGGCCACCTCATTTGCCCAAGACCCCGAAAAAACCTCCCGTAAGGTGACGACTACCCGTGCAGCCAAGCTGACTCCGGCATCTATTAAGATGGCAGGTGCTATCATTGAGGAATTTAACCATTCTGTGGTGGAGTCATCGAAGCAACTGCGCAATCTCGTCACGAACAAGCTCATTATGGAGTCGGAGAATCCCGACCCTCGTGTGCGGATGCGTGCTCTGGAGCTGCTGGGTAAGATTTCAGACGTAGGGTTGTTCACAGAGAAGTCTGAGGTAACGATCACACACCAAACAACGGACGACATCAAAGAGAAGCTGCGCGGTAAGCTCGCAAAGCTGGTAAATCCGCCAGAAGAAGTGCCAGACGCCGTGATTATCATGAACGATTCTGAGGACGACTTGAACGAAGAGTTTGGGTTCGATGATGACTGAGCTGACTGACTTCACAGAAGACGACATTGAAGTGATGCTCGCTAATCTGGACGCGTTTAGCGCTGAAGAAGTGCTTGAGATCGACAAGATGGTCGACGAGCTGCACACGAGAAGCACGAACAAAGCCGCGTACGACGACCTGATTGAGTTCTGCAAACTGATGATGCCGGACTTCATTGTGGGCAGGCACCACCGCATCCTTGCGAACATGCTCATGGGTATTGAGCGAGGGGATAAGGACCGGGTATGTGTTAACATCCCACCACGTCACGGTAAGTCACAGCTCGTGTCTATCTTCTACCCTGCTTGGTTCTTGGGTCGTAACCCGGATAAGAAGGTCATGATGGTGTCTCACACCACTGATCTGGCGGTCGACTTCGGACGTAAGGTGCGTAACCTGATTGCTACGGATACGTACAAGTCCATATTTCCTACGGTAAAACTAGCTGCCGATAGTAAGTCTGCAGGGCGGTGGAACACAAACGTAGGGGGAGAGTACTATGCGTGTGGTATTGGTTCCGCGCTTGCGGGACGTGGTGCTGACCTTCTACTTGTCGACGACCCCCACTCAGAGCAAGACGTGATTAACGGCAACTTTGGGGTGTTTGAGAAGGCCTACGAGTGGTTCACCTTCGGTGCCCGTACCCGTCTGATGCCCGGAGGCCGTGTGGCTATTATCCAGACTCGCTGGCATCTTGACGACCTCACAGGCCGTGTGACACGGGATATGGCTAAGAACGAGCGTGCAGACCAGTACGAGGTGGTTGAGTTTCCCGCGATACTAGAAATCAAGGACAAAAAGACCAAGAAGATGGTTGAGAAGCCTCTCTGGCCTGAGTTCTTCGATCTGGAAGCCCTCCTCAGAACCAAAGCATCTATGCCGGTGTTCCAGTGGAACTCACAGTATCAGCAGCAGCCTACCACAGAAGAAGCTGCTCTAGTTAAGCGAGAGTGGTGGAACGAGTGGACCCCCGAAGAACCCCCCTCCTGCGAATATATTATCATGTCGCTTGACGCCGCAGCCGAGAAGCACAACCGTGCAGACTTTACAGCACTTACCACATGGGGTGTTTTCCTGAACGAGGAAGACAACGCTTACAATATTATATTGTTAAATAGCATCAAACAGCGTATGGAGTTTCCAGAACTAAAGCAGCTTGCGATGGAAGAGTATCGAGACTGGGAACCAGACTCCTTCATTGTGGAGAAGAAAAGTTCCGGTGTGGCCTTGTATCAAGAGATGCGACGTATGGGTCTACCGGTGTCTGAATATACTCCGCACCGAGGATCAGGTGACAAGCTCGCAAGACTTAATTCTGTCGCTGACATTGTAGCGTCTGGCCTGTGCTGGGTGCCACAGACACGGTGGGCAGAAGAAGTGGTCGAAGAGATTGCAGGATTCCCTTTTATGAGTAACGATGACCTCGTGGACTCTACAGTGATGGCCCTCATGCGCTTTAGACAGGGGGGATTCATTCGACTTCCCTCAGATGAACCCGAGGAAGAACGGTTCTTTAAACAACGCCGCGGCGGATTTTACTAAGAGGTGTAGCTATGGCTATCGAAAAAGGACTTTACGCTTCCCCACTTGGGTTGACCGCAGGAGACGACGACTTTGACACGGTGGAAGAGTCAGAGATGTCGGATGCTGCGTTGGAAATCGAGATTTTAGACCCAGAAGCGGTCACTCTTTCCGACGGAAGCATGGAAATCACGCTGATCCCCGGCGATGAGGCCGATTTTACCGAGTTTGGCATGAATCTTGCAGAGGTTTTGGACGAGGGACACCTAAATGAGCTCTCCGACGAACTTGTAGGGCAGGTGCAGACCGATATTGAGGGTCGTAAGGACTGGGCGGACACGTTTGTTAAGGGTCTGGACGTACTTGGCTTCAAATATGAAGAGCGTATGAGCCCTTGGGAGGGTGCCTGCGGGGTAAACTCCACTGTTTTGGCTGAAGCAGCCATTCGCTTCCAAGCGGAGACCATGAGCGAGACCATGCCAGCTGCAGGTCCGGTTCGAACCAAGATTCTTGGGGAAGAAACCAAGGAAAAAGAGGAAGCAGCGGCCCGTGTCAGTGCGGATATGAACTATGAGCTCACTGAGAACATGGTTGAGTACCGTCCAGAGCACGAACGGATGCTGTATAGCCTCGGTTTGGCGGGTTCTGCCTTCAAAAAGGTGTATTTTGACCCTAATTTGGGCCGTCAAGCAGCCATTTATATCTCCGCAGAAGACGTGATTGTGCCCTACGGTGCGTCTAATATCGAGTCTGCAGAGCGCGTAACGCACGTCATGCGTAAGACAAAGAACGAGCTGAAGAAGCTCCAAGCTGCCGGATTCTACCGCGATGTAGAGCTCGATGAGCCGGAACCGTATCACACTGATATTGAAGAGAAAAAAGCGGAAGAGGGGGGCTACTCGCTCACCAACGACGACCGCTATGCGATCTATGAGATACACGCCGACCTCGTTATTGAGGGTATAGATGACGAGGACGACATCGCTCGCCCTTATGTTGTTACAATCGAGCGTGGCAGTGGCGAAGTGTTGGCGATCCGTAGGAACTACGAAGAGGGTGACCCACTCACTCTGAAGCGTCAGCACTTCGTTCACTATGTTTATGTGCCGGGATTCGGGTTCTACGGCCTCGGATTGATCCACATCATCGGTGGGTATGCCCGTGCAGGGACTTCCTTGATCCGTCAGCTCGTTGATGCTGGTACGCTCTCCAACCTGCCGGGTGGCTTGAAGTCACGTGGGTTGCGGATCAAAGGGGACGACTCGCCTATCGAACCGGGCGAGTTTAAGGACGTAGACGTACCGTCAGGGTCTATCCGTGACAACATCATGCCCCTGCCCTACAAAGAGCCCTCACAGACGCTCCTAGCGCTCCTGAACCAGATTACGACTGAAGGTCGTCGGTTGGGTGCGATCAGTGACATGGACATCTCTGACATGTCCGCAAACGCTCCTGTGGGCACGACACTGGCCCTGCTGGAGCGCACACTCAAGCCTATGGCTGCGGTGCAAGCACGCGTACACTACGCGATGAAGCAGGAGTTTAAACTCCTCAAGGCCATCATGGCCGAGTACGCCCCCACAGAGTACGCATACCAGCCCCTGAGAGGCGAAGTGAGTGCCAAGCGGGCTGACTACATGATGGTGGACGTGATCCCCGTCAGTGACCCTAATAACTCCACTATGGCCCAGCGGGTTGTGCAGTATCAGACTGTCCTGCAGATGTCCGCACAGGCTCCGCAGATTTACGACCTGCCACAGCTCCACCGCCAGATGATCGAAGTATTGGGCGTGAAGAACGCCGATAAACTCGTCCCAACCAAGGACGACGCGAAACCGACTGATCCGATCAGCGAGAACATGGACGTGCTCATTGGTAAGCCAGTGAAGGCGTTCATCTACCAAGATCATGAGGCACACATCGCTACGCATACATCGTTCATGCAAGACCCGATGATGGCTGAGATGATCGGACAGAATCCACAGGCTAAACAGATTATGGCCTCACTGCAGGCACACATCGCCGAGCACCTTGGGTTCTCATACCGCCAGAAGATCGAAGAAAAGTTGGGTGTACCGCTACCCGCTCCGAACGAGGAGCTGCCAGAAGATATTGAGGTACAGCTGTCACGACTGGTCGCTGATGCGGGTAAACAGCTTACACAGGCTAACCAGCAGCAGGCCGCGCAGCAGCAGGCTCAACAACAGCAGCAAGACCCGATTATTCAGATGAAACAGGCTGAATTGCAGGTCAAGCAGCAAGAACAGCAGCGCAAGGCCCAGAAAGATCAGGCTGATGCGATGCTGCAGAAAGAAGACCTCCAGCTACGCAAGGCCAAAGAGGCCAGTAACGCGATGCTGGAAGCAGAGAAGCTGAAGATCGACCAAGCAGAACTGGCGATTGAAGCTGAAGTTAAGGGTGTTCAGCTGGAGCAGTCCAGCCGCGCAAACCGGGATAAAATGACGCTTGAAGCGGCCCGGATGATGCAGGCGCAGAACACTCGTAAGCCAAACGGGGAGTGATAGAACACCATGGCTAAAACCGTCTTTGACGTGCTGAAAGATAAGATCGAGGACGATAAGTCCTCTGCACTGGAATTTCTTGGGAACGGTGGAGCGAAAGACTTCGCCCAATACAAGGAAGTTGTCGGCCTAATTCGGGGTCTCGAGGCTGGCATTAACTACGTGGAAGACCTTGCGAAGAACTATATGGATGACGATGATGACTGAAGAAGCAGTTAAAATCAGCGACGCTGAACTGGAACTACAACTACCAAAGCCCGTGGGGTACCGTATCCTCGTGGCTCTACCGCAACCCAAAGAGACTTTTGACGGTTCGTCTATTCTGAAGACGGAGTCCGCCAAGTCACAAGACCACATCATGTCTATTATTGGTTTGGTCATTGACATGGGTAGCGGTGCGTACGCCGACAAAGACCGGTTCCCAGACGGAGCTTGGTGTAAGGAAGGCGACTTTGTTATGTTCCGCATGAACTCTGGAACACGTTTCACCATCGGTGGTATTGAGTATCGGCTTATGAACGATGACTCAGTAGAGGCTGTAGTAGCCGATCCCACCGGCATCCAGAGGGCATAAACATGGCTTTTCAGAAAGTAGAATTTGAGTTCCCAGAAGACGAAGACAACAAGTTGGAAGTTGAGGGAACAACCGCAGTCGAGATCGACGTCACCGGTAAGAAGACCAAAGAAGACTTCATGGAAGTAGAGGAAGCGTCCGAGCCCGAAACGGCAGAGGTCTCCACAGACGACGATGAAGACGACGATGAAGACGACATTGAGTTGGAAATCGTTGACGACACTCCTAAGGCAGATCGAGGGCGTAAGGCCTCAGAGCCACCCACAGACGTCACAGACGAGGAGTTAGAGGACTACTCCGATAAGGTGCGTAAACGCATCCAGCACTTCTCTAAGGGCTACCACGACGAGCGTAGGGCTAAAGAAGAAGCCTACCGTGAACGTCAGGAGCTTGAGCGCGTTGCTCAGAGCCTCATGGAAGAGAACAAGAAGCTCAAGGGTAGCGTCAACAAGAACCAAGCAGCTCTGCTCGAGCAGGCGAAGAAGAACGCCGATATTGAGTCAGCTGCAGCGAAGCGTGCGTATAAAGAAGCGTACGAGTCTGGGGACTCCGATGCAGTATTGGAAGCACAAGAAAAGCTAACCAATGCTAAGATTAAGTCCGATAGACTAGCAAACTTCAAACTACCATCTTTACAGGAGGAAGAAACACCTGTAAATGTGGGGGTAGAACAACCCGCCCCGGTAGTACAAGTCGATGAACGGGCCGCTAATTGGCAGAAAGCCAACGAATGGTTCGGCGCAGACGACGAGATGACGAGTCTAGCTCTGGGGTTGCATAACAAACTCGTCAAACAGGGCGTAAGCCCGCAGAGTGATGAATACTACGAGACGATTGACTCTCGTATGCGTCAGGTTTTCCCCGATAATTTCGAGGGTGCCGAACCGAAGCGGAAGAAGACTCAGGTGGTGGCACCCGCAACGCGGAGCACAGCACCGAAAAAAGTGACGTTGACACGCACTCAAGTCCAAATCGCTCGGAAGTTGGGGCTGACACCCGAACAATACGCCAAACAGGTTGCATTAGATATGAGGAAGAACAATGGCTGGTAATCGCATCAACCGCGAGCTTGAGACTCGCGAACGCACAACCCGTAAAAAGGCATGGACTCGTCCGGAATTGCTTCCGTCCCCGACTCCTGAAGCTGGATACGATTATCACTGGGTCCGCGTAAGCACGCAGGGCCAAGTAGACGCCACTAATGTGTCTTCCAAACTGCGAGAAGGTTGGGAGCCTGTAAAGGCAACGGATCACCCAGAGATTATGATGGTTTCTATTGAGCAAGAGCGCTTCAAGGACAACATCGTTATCGGTGGTTTGATGCTGTGCAAGGCACCACGCGAGATGGTCGAAGAGCGGAACGAGTATTACTCGGGACAAGCCAAGGCCCAGATGAACTCCGTGGACAACAACCTTATGAGAGAAAATGATCCACGTATGCCTCTGTTCAATGAACGGAAGACGCGGGTTACTTTTGGTAACGGAACTTAATAGGAGCTTAAAATGGCTTATCCTACTGTAAGCGGGCCATACGGCCTGATTCCGGTAAAACTGTTGAGCGGCACTCCCTTCGTGGGTGGTGTGTATCGTCAGATGAAGATCGCAAGTGGTTACAATACCGCAATCTTTTTCGGCGACGCTGTTACAGTTGTTACTGGTGGTACTGTTGAGCGTGATGCGTTCGACGCTGCTATGACACCTATCGGTGTTTTCATGGGCTGCAAGTACACGGACCCGAATCTGGGTTACGAACTGTACAGCCAGAGCTATCCCGCAGGCGTAGTGGCATCCGATATTGTCGCCTACGTTGCAGATGCTACTGAACTGTTGTTCAAAGCTGCCGTCGTATCTTCGGGTACCACGATCGGCGATCTGGCTCAGACAGACATCGGTGCGAACGTCGCAGGTGTAGACAACACAGGTGATTCTGCTTCGGGTAACTCCCGCGGTGCGATCTCCGATACGTCTGCCACCACAAACACTCTGCCATTCCGCATCGTCGGTCTTGTCGAGGAAACGAAAAACAGCTCGGGTGGTTACACTGAAGCCTACGTTAAATGGAACGCAGGTCACCAGTATAACAACACGACTGGTGTATAAGGAGGCTGACTAATGGCTATTTCACGCGCCCAGCTGCTCAAGGAGCTGCTCCCCGGTCTGAACGCACTGTTCGGTCTCGAATACGCTAAGTACGGCGAAGAACACAAAGAAATCTTTGAAACTGAATCATCGGATCGCTCCTTTGAGGAAGAGACAAAACTTTCAGGTTTCTCCGCTGCGCCAGTTAAAGGCGAAGGTGCCGCTATTGAGTATGATAATGCTCAAGAAGCATGGTCCGCTCGCTACACACACGAAACCATCGCGATGGGCTTCTCAATCACTGAGGAAGCTATCGAGGATAACCTGTACGACTCACTGTCGTCTCGTTATACGAAAGCGTTGGCTCGTGCTATGGCGTACACAAAGCAGGTTAAAGCTGCTGCCATCCTGAACGGTGCCTTCTCAGGTACTACATATGGCGACAGTAAAACTCTTTGTGCGACTGACCACCCACTCGTTTCAGGTGGCACAAACTCGAACCGTCCCGCTGTTGCAGCTGACCTTAACGAAACTTCCTTGGAAGCGGCTGTTATTCAGATTGCGGCATGGACAGACGAGCGTGAGCTTCTGATCGCTGCTAAACCACGTAAACTCATCATCCCGCCAGCGTTGCAATTCGTTGCTACACGCCTGTTGGAAACTGAGGGTCGCGTCGGTACAGCAGACAACGATCTGAACGCACTGCGCTCTAACGGTTCCATCCCTGAAGGCTACGCCATCAACCATTATCTCACAGATAATAACGCATGGTTCCTGACGACCGACATTCCAAACGGTCTGAAGCACTTCACACGTAGCCCAATGGCTACTTCGATGGACGCTGACTTTGATACTGGCAACAGCCGCTACAAAGCCCGTGAGCGTTACTCGTTCGGTGTGTCTGACCCACTGGGTATCTACGGTTCACCCGGCGCATAAGCTCGGTGACACGTTTAAAAGAGGGGGGCTGCTTCGGTGGCCCCTTTTCTCGTTGTTGACATATTACGTTATCTGGTGGTAGTTTATTACGTATCGGGACTCCCCGGTGAATCTGACAGGCCCGACTGACGACATGCAGACAGATTCACTTAACTCGCATGTGAGGACATATTCATGGCGAATACCACTTTCTCAGGTCCAGTGACCTCTACCAACGGCTTTATTGGTGACATCAAAGTCCCAACATACACTGTCGCAAACGCTCCCTCTGCCGCTTCTGCTGGTGCAGGTACAGTTGTGTACGTTTCAAATGGTGCCGCAGGCTCCGCTATCCTTGCTTTCTCGGACGGCACTGACTGGCTCCGTTCTGACACAGGCGCAGCTATCGCAGCAGCATAAGGGGGAATGAAAGATGAGTGATCGCTTCAAGACCCCATCCGCGGAAGAACTCGCACGTCGTGGCCTAGACGCTAACGGTAAGCCTGTACAAAAGGCTGCTCCGAAAGCAGCTCCAAAACCAGCACCTAAAAAGGCTGCTCCGAAAAAGGAGGACTAGGCTATGTCTAATTCAGACGTAAAGTCCAAGCGAGTCACCACTGCAGCCTCTCTCGGAGTTGGCCCTGCACGTATTCGGCAGGTTCAGGTACTCACCACTGCCGGTGGCGCAGGTCGACTCACCATCACAGATGGTGCCGGTGGTAGCACAGTACTAGACCTCGACTTCCTAGCTTCAGATTCTCACTCCGTTAACATCCCTGATTGGGGTCTACGGTGTCAGGATGATGTGCTTATCACTGCGATGACCAACATCAGCGCAATGACTGTGTTCTACAGCTAGAGGTGTTCAATGCGGTGTTACTACAAAAAAGGCGGCTCTGTTAAGAAGTCTCCTGCGTGGACACGCAAAGCAGGTAAAAGCGAGTCCGGTGGCCTCAACGCTAAAGGTGTTGCAAGCTACCGTAAGGCCAATCCCGGAAGCAAGCTGAAGACCGCGGTTACTACCAAGCCTAGTAAGCTCAAAAAGGGCTCAAAAGCTGCGAACCGTAGAAAATCGTTTTGTGCCCGTATGCAGGGCATGAAGAAGAGAAACACTAGCTCCAAGACCGCAAATGATCCCGATAGCCGGATCAACAAGAGCCTGCGTAAATGGAACTGTTAACCTGAGATAGGGTAGACCCATGATGAGAACAGCTATGAAGAAGCAGATGAGCGGTGCGCCTAAGAAGTCCAAGCGCCCCAAGATGCGTCCAGAGGTGGATGACTCGGCTCCTAAGAAGTCCAAGCGCCCCAAGATGCGTCCTGAGATGATCGGCAACACTCCCGGTAGCCAAGGTACACGCGGCATTGACCCGATGGAAAACTATGGCGCAGAGGGCGTCAAGCGTCTTACCGGCGGCATGAAAAAAGGCGGCAAGGTCAAAAAGATGATGGGCGGCGGCATGGCCAAGTCAGGCTACAAAGCCGGTGGTAAAGTCCGCGGCTACGGCATTGCTCGTGGTGGCAAACCCTGTAAGATGTGTTAGGAGATAACAATGACCTCGATGCGTAGACCCGTTAGACAAGCTACAAAGGCCAAAGATAGGGCTGCACGGATTGCTGCCAGACAAGCTGCAAAGGCCAAAGATAGGGCTGCACGGACTGCTGCCAGAGATAAGCGAAACGCAGCTAAGACAACTACAAAGCCGGTGAAACCGGTGAAACCGGGGGATCGGGTAAATCTGGGTTCTATTGACGATACGGGGTATCGACGTACGAAGAAACCGGCGCAACCGAAGAAAACGGTGAAACCGGGGGATCGGGTAAATCTGGGTTCTATTGACGATACGGGGTATCGACGTACGAAGAAAACGGTGAAACCGAAGAAAACGGTGAAACCGGGGGATCGGGTAAATCTGGGTTCTATTGACGATACGGGGTATCGACGTACGAAGAAAACGGTGAAACCGAAGAAAACGGTGAAACCGGGGGATCGGGTAAATCTGGGTTCTATTGACGATACGGGGTATCGACGTACGAAGAAAACGATGAAACCGGGGGATCGGGTGAATCTGGGTTCTATTGACGATACGGGGTATCGACGTACGAAGAAACCGGTGCAACCGAAGAAAACGGTGAAACCGGGGGATCGGGTAAATCTGGGTTCTATTGACGATACGGGGTATCGACGTACGAAGAAACCGGTGCAACCGGTGCAACCGAGGAAACTGGTAAATCCGGGCCCTATTGACGATACGGGGTATCGACGTACGAAGAAACCGGTGCAACCGGTGCAACCGCTGGCGAGTCCGGACCGGAGCGGAGTACGTTCGATGCCTACGCCGATGCAGCCGGTACCTCAACCTCAACCGACCCCTGCTCCCTCCGTAAACGTGGCGGAAGGCCCTACTAACGACACGGGGATGTTCCGGATGAAAAAAGGTGGTAAGGTAAAAGCGGTTAAGAAGTCGTCGAGCGGTGGCACGGCCAAGGTAAAGAAAGCCAACAAAATACGTGGTTACGGCATGGCCCGTGGCGGCAAAGTCTGTAAGATACGGTGATGCGTAGGTACTACAAATCCGGTGGCTGTGGCCGCTCTTCTGGTAGCAAAGGTTACAAGAAGGGCGGCACGGTCAAGGACGCGTGCTACCACAAGGTGAAACGCCAGTACAAAGTCTTCCCCAGTGCCTATGCCAGCGGGGCGATTGCTAAGTGCAGGAAGAAGGGTGGTAAGTAGGCATGGCTGTCCGCAAGACCGCAAAAGGAGCCGCACTCAAACGGTGGTTCAAAGAAGACTGGAAAGACGTTAGCACAGGTAAACCGTGTGGGCGTAAGAAGGACGAGAAGCGGTCTACACCCTACTGCAGACCTACGAAGCGAGTGTCTAGCAAAACCCCGAAGACGAGTGGGGAGATGACTACGGCAGAGAAGAGTAAACGCGTAGCGCAGAAGAAGCGTTTAGGCCAACCAGCGGGCAAACCTAAACGTGTAGCTCCTACAAAGAGGCGTAAGAAATGACAACATCGGGCACCACAGCATTCGACATGGACTTCACGGAGATCGCGGAAGAAGCATGGGAACGTGCGGGCCGCGAGATGCGTTCTGGTTATGACTTGCGCACTGCCCGGAGGTCCATGAACTTGATGACTATCGAGTGGCAAAACCGTGGCATTAACATGTGGACCATCGACGATGGTACCGTGAACCTAACGCAGGGTACATCTCAGTACACATTGCCAGCGGATACCATTGATCTGCTCGAACACCAAATACGTACCAACAGTGGTAACTCAAACACACAATCGGACCTTACCATAAGCCGAATCAGTGTAAGTACGTACGCGTCTATACCAAACAAGTTATCACAAGGACGGCCCATTCAGTTGTATGTGGAGCGCCTGCGGGACGCACCGGTAGTCAACGTATGGCCAGTCCCCGATAACAACGACTACGTGCTGTATTACTGGCGTATGCGCCGCATTCAAGATGCAGGTAGTGGTGTACAGACCGCGGATATGAACTTTCGCTTCTTCCCGTGCCTTGTGGCGGGTCTGGCGTATCACATCGCCATGAAAGTCCCTGAGCTGGTGGACCGCATCCCTATGTTGAAGGCTGTGTACGACGAGCAGTTCGAGATGGCCGCGGGTGAGGATAGAGAGAAGACGTCAGCACGGTTTGTGCCGCGGATCGGTAGGATTGCCTGATGCCAAACCAGTTCGCCTCTTCCCAAAAAGCACTCGCGCTCTGCGATGTATGTGGGTTCCAGTACAAGTTACGGGAGCTACGCAGTCTTTTTGTTAAGGGTCGAGATACGGATGTTAAGGCGTGCCGGGAGTGTTGGAGTCCAGACCACCCGCAACTTCGGTTGGGTGAGTTTCCTGTCAACGACCCGCAGGCTATTCGCGATCCGCGCATTGATACCAGTATCACTGCTTCTGGGGATTACAGCAGTATCAACCTACAGTGGGGCTGGAACCCGGTAGGTGGTGGTAATGACCCGTTTGGATTAACCCCGAACGATCTGATTGGCACAGGCCAGATAGGTCGTGTAACTGTAATAACATCGTAGGAGTGTCCCGATGAAAGTTTTCGATACGAAAGAGCCAAAGATCACGAAGAACAAGGGCGTACAACCCTGTGGTCATGCTCCGAAGCCTGACATGAAAGGCGTTAAAACCACCGGCGTTAAAATCCGTGGTACCGGCGCTGCTACTAAGGGTACTATGGCCCGCGGACCTATGGGGTAAGCTATGAACTATACCGAGCTGAAAACTAATATCGAAGACATCTGTGAGAACACTTTCACGGATGAGCAGCTCGCTATGTTCACACAGCAGGCTGAACAGAAAATCTATAACACAGTGCAGATACCCGCGCTGCGTAAGAACGTGACTGGTACGCTCACGACGAGTAACAAGTATCTGTCCACGCCATCTGACTTCCTGTGGTCTTACTCGTTGGCGGTTATCGACAGTAGTGGCGTTTACCACTTCCTGCTGAACAAAGACGTCAACTTCATGCGTGAGGCGTATCCAAACCCTACGGATACTGGGCTACCGAAGCACTACGCGTATTTTGACGACAACACGTTCATTGTTGGACCTACCCCAGATTCTTCCTACACCTCGGAGCTACACTATGGATATTATCCTCAATCAATCGTTTTGGCTGGCACTACATGGCTTGGGGACGAGTTTGATTCTGCTCTACTCAATGGTGCGTTGATTGAAGCTATTCGCTTTATGAAGGGTGAACCAGATATGGTTGCTGTGTACGATAAGATGTATCTTCAAGCTATAACCCTACTCAAGGGTCTTGGTGACGGGAAACTACGAGAAGACGCATACCGTTCGGGCCAGTTCCGAATCCCAGTAAGTTAAGGAGGCCAACATGGCAATCACACAGGCAATGTGCACATCCTTCAAAGTCGCTCTTTTGAACGGCGAGATGGATTTCAGTGCAGACACGACACAGACATTCAAGATCGCGTTGTACACAAGTGCAGCGGATTTGAGCGCAGCTACAACTGCGTATTCAGTGACGAATGAGGTTTCTGGTACAGGATACAGCGCAGGTGGTAATACGCTTACTATCTCGGCAAACCCTGCGTCCACAGGAACCACAGCGTTCTTGGACTTCGCAGATACTACGTGGACTGACGCCACAATCACAGCTCGGGGGGCGTTGATCTACAAAGTCGGCGGTACAAACCCTGCAGTAGCTGTACTTGATTTTGGTGCAGACAAAACTTCTACAGCGGGTGACTTCCAAGTTCAGTTCCCAACAGCAGACGCTACGAACGCTATCGTACGTATTGCTACTCCGTAAGGTGTCTGTATGGCGTCTTCAGTAGAATACATTGGTTGGGGTTCCGGTGCTTGGGGCCAGACGGCTTGGGGCACTGACCTCACCATTGTTTCTGTTGATGGCGTAGCCGCAAACGGTATTGCCGCACCCGTAACCGTGGATGCGGAAGCTAACACCCTTGTCACGGGTGTCGAAGCTGTTGGGCACATAAACGACGTAGGTATCGACGCAGAAGCCGATGTGCTTGTACAGGCTGTCAGCGGTGTAGGTGAGACCGGTACTCTTACAGTAGACGCTGAAGCTAATGTCTCAACCACAGGTGTAGAAGCTGACGGTGAGACCGGTACTCTTACAGTAGACGCTGAAGCCAATGTCCCAACCACAGGTGTAGAAGCTGACGGTGCTGTAGGCACTGTTACCATGACTGGTACGGCTAATGTATTCCCAACAGGTGTAGAAGCCGATGGCGCTGTAGGCACTGTTACCATGACTGGTACAGCTAATGTATTCCCGACAGGTGTAGAAGTCGACGGTGACATAGGAGACGTGTTTGTATCACTTGGCGCTACAGCTCCAGTAACGGGATTGCAAGCTAACGCAGAACTTGGTACTATAGCCACATCAGCTAACGCAAATATATTTGCTGTTGGGCTTGCAGCCATCGGGGTTATTGGCCCCGTCAACGTCTGGGGTGTGGTGAATGACGACCAAAACCCGGACTGGCAAGAGATAAGCACTGCGCAATCCCCCGGCTGGGGCGCACTACCCGACACACAACTTCCGAGTTGGACCCCTATCGCCAATACGCAATCTCCTTCGTGGGGCGGCGTATCTGAAACACAAAACCCTGACTGGCAAGATGTAGCCGCATGAGGAATACAACATGGTAACCGCATATTCACCGATTCTGAAACTCGCACTGCCAGTACAGGGCGAACTTAGTGGTACTTGGGGGGACGTCGTAAACGACAACATCACGTCCATGGTAGAGCAGGCCATCGCTGGCCGCGCGGTTATTGATACGTGGACCACTAACTCACATACGCTGACAACGGCGAACGGGACGACTTCCGAATCACGCTGCGCAATGCTTGAGCTTACAGACACGGGTGTAGCGCTGACCGGTGCAGGTACAGTTATCTGCCCTGCGGCCTCTAAAATTTACATCGTTAAGAACGCGTCGGGTCAGAACATCACGGTTAAGACTTCTGCGGGTACGGGCATCCTTGTCCCCAATGGACGTACTACATTCTTGTTCTGTGACGGCACAAACGTCGTAGAGGCGATGACCCACACGACATCTCTGCAGTTGGGCACTAGCACGGTAGTTACCGCGGTCCTCGACGAAGACAACATGGCCTCTGACAGCGCCACATCCTTAGCGACACAGCAGTCCATCAAAGCATACGTAGACTCACAGGTCGGCGCTAACAATGAGCTGTCTGAAGTTCTGGCGAACGGCAACACGACCGGCGCTAACGATATTATCGTAGATAATGGCCAGAAGATTACCACGAACACCATTGACGAGACCACCGCGGGCTCAGGTGTTACGATCGACAGCGTATTGCTCAAGGATGATGTAGTTAACGCTACGGACGTGGAGACGGGGTCTATCTCGGCCAACGACGGCACCACAGCCGCCACTATCGCAAACTCTACAGGGGTCATTACAGTACCTTCAGCGGTATTAACCACTGCCGACATTAACGGCGGTACAGCGGATGGCGTGGTTATTGGTAGTATAGTCCCTGCGGCGGCTACCGCGACTACAGTTACAGCGAACACCAGCCTCAACATCGCGGGTACAGTCACGGTCACTTCGATCTTGGATGAGGACAACATGGCCTCAGATGACCCTGCGGGTCTAGCCACACAACAGTCCATCAAGGCCTACGTGGACGCGCAGGTTGGTGCCAACAACGAACTGTCTGAGGTTCTCGCTAACGGCAACACGACTGGCGGTAATGACATCCTGTTCGGCGACAACGACAAGGCCATCTTCGGCGCGGGGTCTGACCTACAGATTTACCATAATGAGTCGAATAGTTGGATTGAGGAAGTAGGCTCAGGCAACCTAAATATCAGCACAAATGGGCCAAGCCTTCGCCTTTACGACGGAGTAAACTCAGTTGATATGATCCGTGCATACACTGGCGGTACAGTTCGTTTGTACAATGCTGGCTCACAAAAACTAGCCACCACCAGCACAGGTGTAAACGTCACTGGGACTTTGACAATAGACGGTGGTTCTACGTCTGCTGACTTTACCTTCGGTGACAACAACAAAGCCATCTTCGGCGCATCGTCAGATCTCCAGATTTACCATGATGGGTCGCATAGTGTGATTAATGATGTGGGTACAGGTCATTTAAAAATACAAGGCACTGATATTCGCATACAGAGTTCAAATGGTGCAGAAAACTTTTTAGTTGCTGATGAGGACGGAGCGGTTAGGTTATATAACAACAACTCCCAGAAGTTTCAAACCACCAGCACAGGTGTAGACGTCACTGGCACAGTGGCAATGGACGGTGGTTCTACGTCTGCTGACTTTACCTTCGGTGACAACAACAAAGCCATCTTCGGCGCTGGGTCTGATTTGCAGATTTACCACAATACCCATTCTTATATTGAAGATGCGGGGGGCGGTGATTTAATATTAAAGGCTTCGGATCAAATAAAACTGCAAAACGGTTCTGGTCAGAACATGGCTATTTTTAATGAAAACGGTGCAGTCGTTTTAACACATTCTGAAGCCACCAAACTCGCCACCACCGCCACAGGTATTGACGTAACTGGGACTATCACCAGCGATGGGCTGACTGTGGATGCTGATGGAGCTAGCATTGCTTTCACTGGCACTGTTGGCAACAACTTCATCACCGCAAAGCAAGGTATTAAAGTTGACATTGACAGCGACAACAATCAGGGCGCAACAAGCTTTGACATCACTCACGGCGGAGTAACTGGCACTGTATTTTCGGCAAGCGAAACCGGCGACATCAGCTTCTACGAGGACACAGGCACAACGCCAAAGTTCTTCTGGGATGCGAGTGCTGAGAGCTTGGGGATTGGGACGACTTCGCCTGCACATCCGTTGGACGTCACTGGGACTATTCGCAGTGATGTGAGTACCACCGGAGACTTTAACTTTTACGCAACGTCTGGTGGTGGCGGTGCCTTCCGCATTTACCCTGATGATGCAACTACAGCAAACCCGACGTGGCAGTACCAGAGTAATAGCTCTGAAGACCAAGCATGGGTTATCGGTGGTGTAGAACGTATGCGCATCGACAGCAGCGGCCATGCAATCATCCCTGCTGGGGTTACCCTCGGCACTGCTGCGGGTGTTTACAATGCGGACAAGACATTGGACGATTATGAAGAGGGGACTTGGACGCCTGTTATATCGGACGGTACTAACGATGCGACACCCAACATAGCTGTGGGAACTTACACCAAAGTGGGTAACCTTGTGCATGTTCAGGGGCGTATAGTACTGAGTTCCCTTGGTTCTGTATCTGGTGCAGTTCAACTGAAGGGACTTCCTTTCAACTCTAAGGCTTTATCAAACAACTTTGGTGTGCTGGTCGTGGGGCGTGCATCTTTGTTAAATAGACCTGCTGGCCTTAAGGTAAGTGGTGACCTTCGGTCCAATGTAGACTACGTCAACCTAATACTTAACGACACAAATTCGGGCACTTCAAACATGCAGTCCACTGAGTTTACAGACGATGGTGATATAGCTTTCAGCATGCAGTATATCACCGCCTAAAACCACCCCTGTTGGATCACAGGGTAGTCAGTCCACACCATCAAGGAGATAAACACGATGGCACTAACAGAACGCACAGCCGAAGACAAAATTGAAATTGTCGGTGACTTTAAGCACATCCAAGTACGCACAGCCACAGTCATTGAACGTGATGGCGTAGAGATCAGCCGCTCATTCAGCCGCCATGTCGTTGCACCAGATGCAGACGTGTCAGGTGAGAGTGCTGAAGTACAAGCAATCGCAGCAGCGGTTCACACAGACGAAGTTAAAGCAGCCTATGCTGCACACTTGGCATCACAGGAGGTTTAACCGATCTAGAAGCAAGCCTTTATGGATATGCTGACTAAATCTCTGGCTGAAGAATAAATAGCGGACTGGCACAATGGAAACACTTGACCTCTTCTTGAAATATATCGTTGTGCCAGTCGGCGCTTTCGTTTGGATGATCTACACCAAGATCAACAATCACCACACGGAGATCGAAGTGCTGAAGGCGCAGGTCGAGGCCACACGAATTGCACATGACCGTGAGTTCAAAGAGGTGCGTGAAAACTTCAAGCGTGTCTTTGAGAAATTAGATGGCATTGAAGAGGCG